CATAGGCAGTTAAGGGATAATTTATAATAATGAAATAAAAATTGATTCTAAAACACTTATATATAATTAAAGACATAACTATATATATAAAGATATGGCATCATTAAATAAGGAACGTAAAAGAGGACGTCCTCCAAAACATATGATAATAACTAAACCTAATAAACATTCTGTGGAAAAGAAGGATAATGAAGAACAATTAGTGTTATTCTTACCGAGTTTTGATGAGACGAATAGTGATAAAAAAACAGAAAATGATTTTTTATCTGTAACAGAATCAGAATCAAAACCAAAAAATAAATTTAAGCATCTAACTGAAAAAGATACAAATTCTGATGATGAAGATAATGTAAAAAAAGTTCAATATAAAAATAGTATTAATATTGAAAAATTAATTGATGAATTACAAAAAAAAGATGCATTGATCATGAATTTAAAATCAAAACTAAAAGACAAATCAATATATAATGAAAATGTTCTTATTAATACAAAAGATAATAAAAAAAAACTTGTTAATTTGGGATTAATAACGGTTAATAATAATAAACTTAAAATTGAAGAAAAAACAGATATTGCTTGTTGGTGGTGTACTTATAATTTTGATACATTACCATTATTTTGTCCAGATCATTATAAAAATAATACATATTATGTATTTGGAAATTTTTGTAGTTTCTCGTGTATGTTAGCATATAATGAAAATCTTGATGATTACCGAAAATCTGTAAGAACTGGATTAATCAAACAACTATATCGCGAATTATTTAATAATGACGATATTAATATTAAACCTGCAGGATCACGAGAGTTATTAACTAAATTTGGAGGGAATGTGGATATTGCAAAATATAGAGACCCAACTACTGTATGTACAAAAACAATGAAAATTACAATACCTCCGATGATTCCACTATTATCAGAATGTGAAGAGATTATATTTGATAAATAAATTAATCTTTATCTAATTTTTTTTTGCTTTTAATTTTTTTAATTTCTAATTGTTCTGGAGGTATTGAGTATATTTTGTTCTGGTAAAAATCTGGTATCTCCCCATCAAATACATGATGAAATCCTTGTAAAAATGAATCACAAATATCATCACCTTTATTATCATTCATTAAAACTGCTTTGTCTAGAATTTCTTTTTCATTATCTTCTAACAATGCTTTTACATAAATAATTGATAAACCTTTTTCTATATTATAATATTCCCTAGCTGATTTTGCTTTTTCTAATGCTTCTTGTGTAGTTTTTTTGGCAACCTTTAATTTGTTTAATGGTGATGCAAATTTAACAAATTCTATCTTATTGTTTTGTTTATCTATAATTCCTCTTATTATAAAATATGTATATAATGCAGATGCTATAGTTTTAATGGATGGATTTATAAGAGATGGTTGATTTTCAATCCATACACCAGATACATCTAAAAAATCTTTATTCTCATCAAGTTTTCTTGTTAATTCGCTTATTAATTCTTGTATTGGTTGTTGTGAACAGTTTTGTCCAGTAATTTTTTTTGGTTTAAATTGTGTTAATACTTTTTTTGAAAGGTTTTCGTGTTTTTCACACCATGACCATTCTTCTTTACCACAAATATTAATATACGATTTTTCTCCACATTTTGCACATTTATATATATCAAGTTTTACAGGCTCTGTTTTCACTTTTGCACAGTGTGCTTTACAAACATTTAAATCTATTAGTTTATCAGATAATATTTTATGTCTTGCAATTTTACCACAGCACTTCTTTGTACGTAATTCAAATTGACAAATATCACGCTTATCAACAAGATTTAATATACCACATTTTAAAAGTTTACATTTATTATCTTCGGTCTTTTCTAATAGTGAATACGCCATATTTTTTACACCGACATCCCATGATAAATACTTCATATATATTTATAATTATTATATTATTATATGTATTATCGCAATTATTAAATTCAGTAATAGATAATATATTGTCCTAAAAGTATTAAGCTTGACTAAATTGATGTGTTTGATTATTCCCTCCCCTATAATCATCGTGGTACCATCTATCAGTTCTCATTGATAGATTTGATGTCCAAGCAGGATTGCTATGATTGTCATATACAACTAAATTACCATCATTTTGCATTGATAAATAATAATTACCATTCATTGATTTCATATTACCAATACCTGCCCATTTTAAATTAGTATTCGTTGGATCCCAAACTGCGGGATTACCATCTGTTTGCATTACAAACATATATTTTCTATCAGAACTATATATTTTTCCTGCCTCATAATTATTTTGCATATTTTTTGCACTAACACTATCCCATTTTGCATTACCAGAATTGTCATAAAGTACTAAATTACCATCATCTTGAACAGCTAAATAATATTTTCCATTTGGACTTGATATTTTTGGTGTTGTTAATTTATCGACTGTCAGATTCTTAGTATTATATACACTTGCAATATTTTGTACAGCTTCATCAGATAGAGTCTTACCAGAATCTGTAGATGTTATATTTTCTTGTTTTCTATAAAGAAATAATATCACAATCAAAATTAATATTGCTATTATAATATATTTATCTTTCATATATTATTATATTATATAATAAATTTTCTATTAAAATAAAAATTGTTTCAAATGTTAAAACATTCTCAATAATATTTTTCAAAAAAATTGATTCATTTAAAAATTCAATAATTTTTTTATAAAATATCAAATTTTTAGGCTTTGATATTTTTCAAAAAAATTGATTTTTTAATTATCAATATATTAATTATTATATGTATATTATAACATATATATGAATGAATTGGAGCAAAGTAAAACAATATTACGAAATAAGATTAATGATGCATTAATTATGAGGCAATTACCTGATGATGTAAAAATCTCAACAATGACTGTATGTTGTGATATTTCTATAGAATTTAATGTAAATAATATTGCAAAATATATTGATTTGAATAAAGAATCAATTGTTAATATTAGTTATGGGCGTAACGATGATCCTACTACAAATCGCTCGTTGTTTCCACGAAAGAAATCTAAAAAGAAGAAGAAGGGAAAGAGAGTATTTTATAATCAAGTATCTCTTGCAGTTATGGTAGCATCTAAAGTTGAAAAACCGGTAAATATTAAATTGTTTACAAATGGTTCCATACAAATGACAGGATGTAAATCTGTAGAGAATGTTATTGATGTAATCGATAAGATTTTTAATGAATTAAAAACTGTAAAAGCCATAATAGATATTAGACAAATGAAGATGATTGATAAACCATTTATTAATGACCCTTCAAAATTATATTTAGAATTTGTTGATAATATTATTATAGGTATGATTAACAGTAATTTTAAATATCCACATAAAATTGATAGATTAAAATTATATAATTTATTACTTTCTGAAAATATCACATCTAAATATGACCCAAGTAATCATGCATGTGTAAATATCAAATATCATTGTGTTGATAAGACAATATCTATATTTGTATTTGAGAAAGGTCCTATTGTCATAACTGGAGCAAAAAATTGTGAACATATTTCTGCTGGATATAATTTTATCAATAGATATCTCTTAGCAAATCATTATAAGATTGCCAAATCAAATATCAATATATCCGAATTAAATAATATTGTTAATAATTCTGATAAAAAAAATAAAAAATCAAAAGAAATTTTGTTTGAAAATAGTGATGAAATATTAGATGAATTAGATATTTATGATTCTGATGTTGATAATTCTGATATTGATGAAAAAATCAATAAGAAAAAAACAAAAAAAAAGAATAAAAAAAATAAAAAATATGAGAATGAAGATGATGAATTAGATGAGGCTTTGAAGATATTAATAAGCTAAAATTACATATTATTTAATTCATTAAGTTTATCTTTTGCCAATTGTAATTTTTCTTGGATTGTTAATGAACCTGCTTTTGATGTAGACCATTTTTTACCATTTTGTTTAGGATGTTTCTCTACATTAAACCAATATCTATAATGTGGATTTTCTTTATCTTTCCCATATTTTTCTGAATAAAATAATACGTATTTTGGCATATCTTCTTGTTTTAATCCTTCAGGTAATGCCTTTGCATTATGTTTACGATTTCTTTTATCTGTATTCTGATTTTGCTGTGATTGTGTAGCAAATCTTAAATTATCTTTTCTATTGTCTAGTTTATTACGATTAATATGGTCTACCGATAATGTAGCATATGCTTTTTCATTATATTTTTTACAAACAAGTTGATGAAGATAAACATTAGTACCAAAATTATCTGAATGAGATTTTGTAGAAACATAACCTATTTTTTCGAGATGCCATGTCGGATAAATATCATCACTTGGATTAATAATATCTTTATAATCTTCTTTTGAAAAATAGGTATAACAATCTGTTTCACAATACATTATATAATATTCATTATTATTTTCATCTTTAACAAGCCAATGAGGGTTTCTAATTGAACCAGCATCACAACCCATTAATATGAAATGTCCAGGATGTGATGATAAAATTGTTAATTTATCTTTATTTGGTATTTCATATTTTTCTAAAGTTTTCCATGCATTTTTAATTTTAATATCATCTGAATTTTTAGAATCCTGTTCAAATAATAATGTATTTAGATTTTTTACAGATTTTTTATATTTATTAATATTATTCATAACTATTTCTTTTTTATTTAAATTTTTATCATTATGATTATCTCTAATATCATTTTGTTTTTTATCATTATTTCGTTTGATAGTATCATTTCTTCTTTTAAGATTTCGTCTGTCATTTCTATGTATTTTATTAATTCGTTTATTTAAGGATTTTAGAAAGTTTTTTTTATGTTGAACTATTTCCATATATTGCTTTATTTGTGTTTCAATTTCATCTATTTTGTCATTAATTAATGATTTTTGATTTTGTGAATTTTCTTTATCTATTTCTACAAAAAATGTTTTGTCATCAATATCAAATAATTCTGGATTTTCATAATTTTCATCATTATCAGAATCATCAATAGAATCATCATCAGAATAATTATCATTTGATACTTCTGTTAGAAATATTTTTAATTTTTTCATTTGAACATCATTTAATATATTCTTTTTATCTGTATCTTTTACTTTTTTACGTGGTAAATCATCGTCTAACTTTACATAAACACTTTTTCCTTTACTCATATTATTTATTGAGAAAATTTAATATTAAAAGCAACACATAGTTAAAAAATCAATTTTTTAATTAATAAATTAATCAAAAAATATTATTAAAAATATATATTTCTATATGGTTTAAATAATAATATAAAATATAATCCATATACAAATATAAAATTTAATTGGCGTAAGCAAGACCACCCATACCACTCATAATACGGAATACGTTGTATGAGAAGGCAAAGATCCAGAGGAGAGAACCGCTAACAGTGAGGTCATCAGAGAATGTAAGGAAGAGTTGGGTGGTATCGATACGTGATAAGTTAGCAGTACCACTTGGTTGGTGTTGTTCTGGGTGAAGACCGAAGGAATAGACGTTGACACCATCAGCTGGAGTACGAGTGTGGTGTTGGAATGGTTGGACATAGTTGAAGTAGTCACCATCTTGTTCATCAAATCTGTCATGACCGTTGAGTTGGATTTTGGCAGAAGCAACTGGGTTACCATTGCCAGCAAGATCAAGACCATAGTTGGATGGTTGGGCAATGTTATAATCAGCACTGGCAAAACGAACATCAGTTGCAGTGGCAACTGGTGCTGATACATCAGCAAGAGTAAGACTATGAACATTTACAGTAACATCGGCTAAAGCAATAGCATTTGGTAAAGTTTGTCCATGAGCAAGTGTGAGATTTACAGTGATATCTGTAACTTTAGAGCTGACATTTGGAAGAGCAGATGGATTTACATATAAATTAGTACCAGAGAAGTTTGTGGCAGCAGTATTATTTGTAACAACAAATGTGAATGTGACACCACCAGTAGTTACATTAATAAGACCAACTGTACCAGCATTGACTGTTTCACCAGATACATGAGTAGTGTCATTTACTTGAACCCATCCACTAGCACTAGATAATGTTGACGATGATACACCAACCATACCATAAGCAACATTTTTGGCAGCTCTGTCAAGAGTTTCAGTAGCATCACCATTGTAATAAGTAACGAATTTATCAGAAGTTGAACTGAAATCACCACCACGAACAGCCCAGATTAATTCTTTGCATGGATGATTGAAATCAAGTTTGAATTTTTGTCTTTGACCGGTAAGAGATTCTTCACCATTGTGTTGAACTTGTTCAATAAGGTATTCGTGACCAACTTGAGCCATACGTCTGCGTTCTTCTTGATCAAGGTAGATGTAGTCTACAAGGATGCTGGTGGCAGCAAGATCTACAGATGGAACAGATGCACCAGCTGTTTTGACTACGCAATCAGCAAGAGAATTGAATTCAATGTTGAAGCGAACTTCGTGGTATTGGAGAGCAATAAGTGGAAGAGCAAGACCAGTGTTGCGGTTGAACCAGAATTGGAGTGGAACGTATACAGTGTAAGCTGGAGTTGCAGAACCAACAGTTGTAAGTTCTGCAACATCACCAACCATTTTGTTGTAACCACGTTCTTGATCAACAGTGTGGGTAAGTTCATACCAGAGATCATACCATTGACCCCAGTGTTTATCAACTTGAGAACCACCAACAGTGCATTCAATGTAGTTTAAGATAGCATGACCTGGACGACGGCACCATGCTACACCAGCGTTAAGTGCTGGAAGAGTTGTTTTAAGATACATACGACCAGCAAGATCACCATTGCGGAGAACTTGGACAGTGTGACGACCACCGAAACGAGCAGAGTCAAGTGGTTGTTCTATGCATTCCATAGAAAAGTTAGTGTGACGACGGTAAACGACTTTAAAGAATGTAATTTGTGGATTACCTGTTAAGTAGACATCTTGAGCGCCATAAGCGACGAGTTGCATTAAACCTCCTCCCATTTTAATATAACTAATGTTTAGAAAAAATTATTATTAAAAAATTATTTTTTATATGTTTATTTAAAAAAAGTATCATATATTATATCAATTAAAAATCAATAAAGAATATATATATACAAAAATCTTTTAAAATAATATATTTTACGTTTTTTTTGTTTAAAAAAAATAATTAAATTTTGTAAAATTATTTAATTTAATTTAAAGAACATAATCAATATAATATTATTGAATGGCGTTTAAACAAAAACCATGTAAAATTAAATTTACACAGGAATTGAAGACATTAGATGAAATCTACACAGAAACAATACAAAAATTTGATAATGTTAATGATGATATATTATCTATCAAAAAAAAAATATTAAGATTAAAAAATAAAATAAAAGATACTCAAGATATAAATAAATTAAATGAAATTAATAATAATATTATTAAATTAGAAAATCAAATAGCAACTTTAGAAAATTCAAATGATGAATTAGAATATTTTGCAAAAACAAAAGATATATTAATTCAATATTATGAAAATAAAACAAAAGAAGAAACGGTTCCAGATGAAATAGATATTTTATCCGAAGAGATATATTCATTAAAGCAAGAAATGACAGAAACCGAAAATATAGATTCAAACAAACAATCAGATGATATATTAGATAGATTTGAAAGGTTAAATGAAATATCTAAAAGAGATGCAAAAATAAAAAATCAAATTAAAAAGAGAAGAATTATTAAACAACCAGAAAAACCATCAATCTTATCATTATTGGCAACTGATAGTTCAGGAAATAAATCTGCTAAACCTATACAACATATGGTACATGAGAAAGGAACATTAAAAGATCAATATTTACGATTGACCGATGCATCATATATGTGTGATAAAGTTAAACTTCCTGTAATTAAAACATGTAAAAAATGTTCAAATGAATTAATATTAATGCAATCTGAAGGATATTTTATTTGTCAAAATTGTTCTGAAGCAGAATACGTAATAATAGAGAGTGAAGTACCATCTCATAAAGATTCGATGAATGAAAAACCAAAATATCCATATAATCCTATTAATCATTTAATAGAAAAATTAAATCAATATCAGGCTAAACAAACAACAGTTATAAAACCAAAGATATATGAAATAATAAAAATAGAACTAAAAAAACGTATGGTAGAATTAGAAGATGTAACTCCAGAATTAATTCAAGATATTCTCAAAAAATATAGGAAAAATATGTATTATGAACATCATTATTTAATATTTAGTCATATTACAAATACTCCGCCTCCATCTATTACAAGAGATGAAGAAGATGATATTAAAAAGATGTTTAAAATGACAGAAAAACCATTTAAATTATTTAAACCAGATTGGAGGGATAATTATTTAAATTATTCATATGTTTTAAATAAATTATTTCTTATAAAAGCAGAAACAGACAATAATCCAAAAATGTTAATTAATGCAAAATATTTTAAATTATTGAAATCAAGGGACAAATTAAAAATGCAAGATGCCATATGGAAAAAGATTTGCGGATATAATCAATGGCCGTTTCATTCATCATTTTAAATTTATTTTTTTTAATTTTAATATATTTGTTTTATTAAACAATGTAAATTTCCACCTGCAGAACCTATTTTTTTATGATAGTCTCTAGTATTAATCATATAATATATATTATTTGGAAATCCTGTAAATTCTTTATCTATAATAGTTTTTATTATTTCATTATATTTAATTATTTTTTCATCTTTGCTATCATCCAATGGAAAAAATATATGATTTTTATCTTCATTTTTAATAATAATTCTATTAAATATTGGGGGATATAATATATCACATGTATATGAGTCATAATTTAAATTAAATTCTATATCTATTGGAAAAAATACAAACTTATCTTGATTAGATTCATAATTTGAACCAAATAATTTATTACTGATTAGATTTAAATTATTGATTCTTTCTTGTTTTAAATTTGTTTCTTTAATTTTTGATGAAATATCATGTGTAAAGATTTTTTTGAATTTTAATTTATCTAACTCACTAAAATTATCAAACTTTAATTTATTTAATAATATTTCAATAGAATTATATGGATGAAAGTCTTTATTTAAAAATGAAATTAATGAATAAATATTTTTTAAAAGCAATCTTAAATTTGTATATTGTGGATTAAATCCTATTTTATTTAAAATATTTTCTATATCACTTAAAGGATTTGGATTATTTATAAAATTAATATTAAATTCTGTATTTAATATTTCTTTAATATCTTCCATTTTTATTTTAACTATTTCTAGATAATTAAATTTCTCTTCTTCTGTATATATTATTTCAAAAAATTTATCAATATCTTCAGTACTATTATATTTTATTTCACCAAAATCATATATCCATACTTTAAAATCATTATTATATGGCATAAAACACATTAATTCATCAATATGTCTTTTGTTATTAAATGTAAAACTACATTTAATTTCAACTAATTCTTGTTTTAAATATTTATTTAAATTTTTAAACAATTCTTCACTAATACCTTCACAATAAAATATAAATCCATTATTGCTGATCATTTTTGGTGAACTTATAAAATTTCCTCCATAATCATTATGATTTTCAGTTATACTATAATCAAGTATTACATTAGTTTTATTATAAACTTTATCTTTATCTTCATATTCTTTATTATTTTTTATTTTTATAGTAAATATATCATCTGTATCATTCTTTAAAAATATAGCAAAATCTTGATGATATTCGGGATTATTTATTTTAATAATATTATTTTTATCAAAAATTGATTCAATATATATTTTTATTAAATCGTATACAGATGTTGTCATTATCATATATTTAGTCTCAAAATCTAATTCACAAGGTAAAATATATTCTTTTTCGCCACCTATTAATTTTTTTATGTTTAAATATTTTGATTTATATTTTAAATATTTTTGTTTATAATTCATTATATAATAGAAATATATTTAAGAATTATTTATTTATTATAAATTATAATGGAAGAATCAAAAACTACAGAAGTTAAACAAGTAGTTGATACAAAATCAGAAAATACCTTTGGTAATTATGAAGACGATATGAAAAAATATACTAAAATTGATAATCTTGATGAAGATCCAGTTGTAGAATCTGGAAGATATTTTCTAGTATCTTTTGTATCTCCAGAAGGTGTAATGAATTGTAAGATGCGTGGATTAAAAATTCGTACATATAAAAATAAGATTGCATTTGCAACACTCGAAGAAGCAAAAGTTGCGGCTGATGAAATTAATAAGAAAGATAAACATTTTCACGTTTTTGTGGGTGAAACTGGAAAATGGATGGGTTGGGATCCAGAACCAAGCGATAGAAATTTTGTAGAAGAAGAAAAATGGGCTGATAAAGATCAAGATCTTATTATGCAAAAGATGCGTGAAAAAGAAGAGAAAAATCTTAATGAACTTAATGCACTTGTTGGTAAAAAGAAAGCAATGCAAAATAAGGAAACAAAAGCACATAAAAAACGTGTAGCACAAGCACTAAAAGATAATGCAACTGGAAAGGTAACTGAAAATTCAGAATCAACTGAAACTTCACAAATTTTAAATGAAGAACAAGTAAATGAAGAAATACAAGAAGAAGAAAAAAAAACAAAAACAAAGAAAAATGGGCATAATTCATTATTTATAAAAGAACGTCTCAGAAAGAAATTACAAGAAAGAAATCAAAAAGAAGAAGAAAATAAAATACAAAAGAGTGTAAATGAAACATTAAGTGGAAAATCTGAATCTGTATCTAAACCAACAAAACTTGATGAAAATATGCAAAAATTATCAGAACTTTTAGAGAAATCCAAAGCACAATCTGCTTAATAATTCTATTGTGTAAAATAAATTATATATAATATTATATTATATATGATTAATAAAAATACATTAATAATATTCTTATTACTTGTAACAGGATTTATATTTTTATATATCGATTTATATAAAAAATTAATGAAAAGATGCGAACCACAAGAAAAAGTAATTTACAGATATGTACCAAGAACACCATATGATGAATTACAACAAGAATTATTCCCATCAGATATATTTGAAACAATGTTTACTCAACCATCTCCATGGATTAATGCAGTGAATGATTTAGATGCTAGACAAAGCAAACTTGTGAACAAATATTTTGTTTCACAAATATAAATATTTAAATTTTATATGTATATTTTTATTTCACAAATATAAATATTTAATATCGATGTGTATTTGTATAATATTGTTCTTGTGCTTGTATTTGATGAGATTTCATAAAATTCATAGTGCTTTGTTTTTTCTTATCAATAACATTTCCATTATCATCAACCTCTTCTTTTTCTACGACTATTGTTCCTTTATGTTTTTTGATATTATCAACTAATTGAGTATAATCACTTACTCTATTTTTCTTTCTCCAATCTTTATCATAATTATATTCATGAAATTTTCTAAATTGTTTTCCACCAAACATACATTTTTGTTTAGTCAAATCAGGTGCTCTGTACCAGAATAATCTTTCGAGAGGGTTTGATGCATTTCTACGATTATCTATTACCATACATCCGTGATTACTTGTTAATTCATTAAATACTTGTCTAAATGAATCAAAATTTGGAAACATACCTGCATAATGATCAAATAATTTTTTTTGATTAGATATAAAGTCCTCTTTTAATAAAAAAATATAATCAAAATTACTACGTAATTCGGGGGTAATACCTAAAGAATATTGTAATGTTAATATAAATGTTATTTTATAATGTCTACCATTTGTAAGTAATTCTAAAATTGGGGGATCTCTTACCCACGATTTTTTATCACCCATACAATCATCCATAATAAGAAATGTTCGGGGGTCAAATTTTATTCCCATTTTTCTTTTTGCTAATTGTTTATCAGTCATAATTTCTTGTCTTTCCAATATTTTTTCTATTAATGAACTTTGATATTGATAATGAATAAATGTATCTGGAAAAAAATCGTTATAGAAAGAATTCATTCTGTCAGTTGGTGCAATTACAATTCCACATGGTATTTTATGTAAATGCATCATTATTGCTCGAACTACCCAACTTTTACCTGAACCACGTTTTGCTATCATAATTATTGTAGGGTCATCAACCATATCAGTTAATTTAAACTGTCTAACAGGTAACATATCACCTCCTCTCATTTGAACATCTTTGATACCCATATATATAATAAATATAGAAATAAAAAATAATAAATAAAAACTAATCAATAAAAAAATTAATCAATAATATAATAATATATGATTGTAAAAATGATATTAGGAATATAATTATAGTGTTTATTATTTTGTTTGTTTTAGATTCTATATATTTATATATTAATCAAGATTGGTATAGGAGTGAAACATATAGATCACAAAGGTGTAATATTTAGATATATGGCTCAATCACTTGGTTTATATATATTTGTTTTACGTAATAATTTATTATTATCATCCAAAATAATATATTCTTTTTTATATGGTATAATTATTTATGATAATTATTTAAGTACAAATTATGCCACAATAAATATTTTTGATGAAAAATTAGCATTGGCTGATTTATCTAAAGGTGGAATAATTATGATTATTACAACTTATTTATATCATAAATTTAAAAATTATCAATAAATACTTCTGGCAAAGGATTGTTTCCTAATGGCATTACCAATCCACCACCTTTATTCATTAAAGTAAATGATTTTGGAGATTCGCTTAATTCTTTTATCAATTTATATGTTGGAATATTTTGCTGATTTAAATTTTGATTGGGTACAGTATTTTGATGATTAATGTAGCCATAAGATATAAGCCATATAATAACTGCAACTATAAAAGCATATAATAAATCATTATTATTTTTTTGTTTTCTCTTTTTGTTTTTTTTATTCTTTTTATTTTTTTTCCATGATAAATAAGTATAAGTTAATGTTCCAATAACAACTGCTATAAATGTGGGATTTTTTAAAATATTATCCATTATATATTATTATAATAATATTTTATTTATTTAATTAAAAAAATGCGTAAATGCGTAAATTCATAATCATA